AGACAGATACGGGTTACCAGCGGTAACAGTACCAGTCATGTTCTTGCGTAGATTAGCTATCTGAACAGTGTTATAGATACGCTGTTCGGCCTGCTTAATCATGATGTTCATGTCTACTGTGGGAAACGTGTTCTCACAGTAGTCAGAAACAGCAGTGACAAGATCTGCGTAGTTCATGCCATCGGGCCTCTAGCCATCAAGCCTTTGGTGGCTGCACCAGTCCCACGGACTTTGATACCCGTAGTCTTGACATCATCAGCACCGGGATCTCCATCGCTAACACGTTGTGCCCCAGAGCGAACTCCAGATTTCAACGCAGACAGCTTGTTTGGGTCAGCTTGTTTAGTGAGTTTAAACGGCTTGCCGCTCATGGTGTGTGGCTCGGCATATACGCTGGCATCGCCAACCTCTTTGCCGCCCATTTTTTTGCTGAATTTAGCCATATTAGCTGCCTCTTGAAGATGTGCGTTGATTGATTACCTTAGCCATACCACGACCATACTTCAGCATATTTTCGTTGGTTTTGCCGCCTTTTGCCATCTTTTTTACGCCGTGCATAGACTTTTCGTGACCTTTGACAGCCTTGTTGGCCTCAACATCAGCGATGCGCTTTACTTCCGATTTTTTCATGTTCAACTCCTAAGTGATGCTTACAGTTACCGTTCCAACGTCAGCAGTTCCAACCAAATAATTGGGTGTCAAATCGACATCAAAACCTTTGGATCCACCCACTGGATACCAACCCCATTGAATATCCCGTGATCCGCCTGTTGGGAAGCCATTGTCAGCCCCGGTAGCAGAGTCTTGCAACCCGTTTAAACCAGCGGCCACATATGTGCTGTCCTTGCGTGGCTCTTTAACAGCTTGCGGGTCGTACACAGGGTACATGCCCAACTGCAATTGAGGCTGATCAGGATCCCAACATTCGTCACAAACCTTCAGTTGGTAAAGCTTGGTTTTGATGACCTCGTACTTAAGCTCTTTCAGCTTGAACTGCTGACCACAACGGTCGCACATTGCAATGCTGAACTTGCCAGACGAGAACATATTAGCCATTAGGGAGACCCCCCACCAATGAACTGCTGACGGGGGACGAACAGGCTAGAAGCCTTTTCTCTATCCTCGCCTGCCGCCAATTGGAATTGCTCTTCATATGCCATCTTTAGCATTTCCATGCGTGTGATTAAGTCTGGCACTTTCATGGCGATGTAGTAGGCCAAGCCAGCCACCAAACAAGGCAAGAAGCGGAAATTCATGTCTGCCGTGGTTACGCCAGATCCGGCATCCTGCACCCTACGCAAGCGCCAATAAACAAACTGGTAGCTGGTCGAGCCATCAGGCGTAGGCCACACAGTCACGGCTGGTAGCTGCGGAACAAATACAGCGGTATTGTCAGCATGAGAGGCTGCGGTGGTGTTTGCTTGGGCACGAGAACAAACATTCAAGACATTCCCAGAGATGTACTGGTAGTAGATGATTTCGCTGTCAAGCTGTATGTAACCAGCGGCAGCCAAGCCAACCGTGGAATCCAATGTGATAGTAGTTGCTGTGGCATTGATTGCACCATCCAACGTCAATGCTGTTTGGCTGGTTTGACCAGACAAACGCTGAACCCAGACTTGAATCGGTCTGGCCTGCGTCAACTTGTTTGGAATCGTTGCATAGGTAGAAACACTAATGCGTGTGATGGTCAGATCAGCCTGAGTCGAGGCGTTTGCCTGACCTGTGCGGATTACATGCTCCATCAAGTCAATGGTGTCTGTTGGCAGGGGATAGGTGCTTAAACCTTGAACAAGGTCAATCGTCCCTTGCTCAATAGTCCACATGTTGATGCCACGGTTCTGCCACTCGATGGTCATTAGGTTCATTGACCTGCGAGCTGTACGCAAGTCATAACCACTACGCATCTCACGACCAGCCCTCTCCCACGCTTCCTCGGCAATCTCCGTGAAGTCCATGTCAAAGGCTGATGTTCCTGTCGTGGTCATTTTGCAGTCCTAGCAGATTGTTTAAACGCTTTCTCTGTTGGAGCGCCTTTTGAGTTTGGCTTCCTCATTTTTTCGCCAGACCCCATTGCGATACGTTTTCTTTTTGCATGGATATTTTCATAAAGTCCAACCTGACCACCCTCTTTAAACACCTCAACAGGGAAGTTTCCATCCTTCTTATGGATGATTCTTGGCTTTCTGATCTTGTCGGGATTAACGGCCCCCATGCCTCTGCTCGGCATCATCAGCACATCTTCCCACGAGTCTTGCCACGCTGAGCAATTCCGTCAGCACGAGAAGATGCAGTCATGCCGCCGCCAGCGAAGGGCTTACCCATCTCAGTTTTGGTGGTTGGCGCAGTCTTCATTTTCTTCCGCATTTTTTCGTCTTGGACTTCTTGCAGGGCTTCTTTTTCCCCAGTGGTCATTGAGTCTTTTTTAGGCAATTCGTCATACGGAGTTTTGTTTTTACTCAGCCTGTCAGCGGCTAAAGCTACACCCGTGGCCGCCGCAGGTGTTCCAAGTCCTACGGCAACCTTTGTTAAAAACTCTTCGTCAGGGTTGCTAGATTTTCTAGGGGGTGATTTATATCCACCACCGCCACCGCCACCCTCAAGAGTTTGGTCGTCAGTAGGTTTTTTGCCAAATTTCTTCATGATTCACCTCAATACATTTTGCACTTGGTTTTGCCACGTTGGGCGATGCCATCAGCACGTTTAGACGCATTGCCAACCATTCCGCCGGAAGCCATCTTTTTGACGGATCCTCCACGCTTCATGCCAAGCTTTAAAGGCTCATTCCCAATCTCTTTAAGGAAAGGAGCAGTAGATTTGGCCTTCCCGCCCATGCTTGCCAGCTTCTTGGCGAGTTTCATTGCGGCACTGACTCCGCCAGCTACAGGCAAACCAATTACATCTGCGTCAGGAGTGATTGCTTGAGACTTTTCTAGTTCGCTGCGCTTGGCTTTAGCCTCTGGAGTTTGCGCCTCCTTCTGCGCCTTTTCGTAGTCTGCCTTGCGTTGGGCATCCTTTTGGATGGCATAAGCCTCCAACTCTTTGGCTGTAGGGCCTCTACCGCCAGCAGAGCCAGTCTTTGTCGCCTGCCCTGATTTAGATGCTGCGCCTTGCTGTCTAGTTTTAGCGGCTGGCTTTAGCTTAGCGGCTGGAGGATTGGCTGGTGATGTCGGCTTTGACATCGGCAAGCTTCCTTGCGATGTGGTCTGACTTGGAGACATACCTGTTGGGCGCTTGGCAATGGCCTCAAGTACGCTTCGATTCATTGCCGAATCTCCAGATGGAGCCATAGCTGCGGCGACTGGGGGCTCACGCAAAGTTGGCATACGCTCTGAATAAGTTGGCATAGATCCAACAGGCTCGCTTACAGGCTTGCCTGAGCCCATGCCAAACAAATTTTTTAAAGACTGGAGATTTTTTTCGCCCTGAGCCATGCGGCGGTCATAACTACCCGGAGTTACAACGCCAGTGCGTGGATCGGTATCGCCAATCTCGTCTGCCGACCGAGTCCGTATAGACCCGCCGTCATCAAAACGTTTTTTCTTCATAGTTTTAGCCATGATTTGCCTTTCAGCATTTGCCGCCACGGTTCATTTTGATTTGAGTGCCTTGGGTTTTGCCTTTGCGAGCAATGCCATCAGCAGATTTGTGACCAGAAGACAAGCCGCCAGAAGCCATTTTCTTGGCGGGGCTACCACGCTTTGCACTCATCATTTCTGCCATTTCATGCTTGATCATTGATTTAGGGGCTTTCTTTGCCTTCATAAAACCAATTTCCTTCTTCATCATGCCTTTGGATTCTTTCATGTCGCCACCTTGTTTAAACGTTTTGCCTTTATCGGCTTTGTTGAACTCTTGCCCCACGGATTGTGAGACTCCGACCTTCTTGGCAAAAGATGGGCTGTGAGCCACCGCCGCCATGAAATTTCTCTGCTTCTTACTTGTGCTGGGCATTTTCATTTTCCCGCTTGAAGTAATCTGTCAATTTTTTCTTCCAGCTTGTTAAAACGCTGGTCAATGTGGTCAGTAATTCTTTGCACTTCTGCGTTAGTTGCGTAATCACGGGCTATTTCCTCTCGTGTTCGGTTGAGCAATATGTTTAAACGATTTAACTCGTCGAATTTTTCACGGATAAAAAACCAAAGTCCGCCCACAAGGACAGACAAACTAGCAGACCAAAGGGTGTTGATGTCCATCACAACATTTTTCCTTTTGTCTTGCCACGTTGAGCAATACCATCTGCCCGCTTAGAGGCGCTAGATACACTACCGCCCCTTTTCATGCCAGTGCCAGCCACGCCAGTTGGGTTTGAGCTATCTGGGACTGCATTGCCGCCCATATCTTCATAGTCATCACCGCCTTTTGCGGCAGCGTCTTTACCACTCATGGCTTTTGCGCCTGCGGCAAGGGCGCTAGAGGCAGCGCCTCGAGCCATCATTCGGCTTACAGCACGATCTTCCGCCATTTCAACAGCCCGCTTTGCAGCACCTTTGGCCTTGGTTGGAGGAGCTGTGAGCTTTTTAAGGTCGCTCAACGTGCTTGAACTACCTCGGAAAGAAGGCATACTGCTCCACTTTGTGCCACCAATACCAGAACCACTACCGCCGCCTTCAAGCAATTGGTCATCAGTTGGTTTCTTGCCAATTTTTTTCATGCATTACCTCAACAATTCCAAGCCTTCAGGCTTTTGTTAATCCTCGAATTTGGATCCTTGGCTGTTTTTTCGCTCGTTAATTTCTTCTTCATCCCTTCCATACGAGCGCAAAAAGAGTCTCGCCGTTTGCCGCCCTCTGGTTGCGGAGGCTTCAGATTCATACCCTGTTTTTTGGCGGAAGCTCGGCCTTTGGCGTTCAAGCCACCCTTGGGATTCTTGCCTTCTTTTCTCTGCCATGCTGGACTAGCCATTTGAAACTTTCAATTGCGGTGCTGAACGCTCTTTAAGAAGCGGCCTCAAAACATCTTTTTCAAAGTCCCTTGTAAATT